CCGTCATAGCTCGCTGCCACAGGAATAGTTGCCGCAGGCGGCGTAATGGTCACGCTACCCAGCACCGTCGTAGCCGCGATAGCCAGAACCGCCACGGTTGCCACAACGGGCGTGAGCGCCTTCTTGATTGATGCAGCTACTCCGCCGATTGCTACCGTAGCAGCAGGCGGCGTGCTGGGGCCAAGCCCCCCCGTCTCCCCTGTGCCGTAGAGGGAAAGCCATGCCCCAGAAGACCAAACGCTATAGGTTTGTTCCCCTGCGCCAAATTGGTCACCTGACTTAGTAACAATGCCATCACCGCCAGTATAATACTTAGCCAAGTATCCTGCCGAGTCATACGCCCCAACAACGTCGCCAGTTGTAACGTCACAATCCAACCCTGTAAAAGTGCGCTTTGCGCCTGATGAAGCCGCACCAATAGTTTCATAATCCCTGTTCGTGTATGTTGGTGAAGTTCCTGAAAATGTGCCAACCTTGCAGTTTGATAGATTCCAATACACCCACATTTCAAAGGTATCTATTGAACCAGTATCGTTAGCAGTGTTATCGCGGCTAATGGCGGTGGAGGTTATGATTATCCCTCCAGCGCCTTTATCCGCAACATGTCCTACATCAATCTCTGTGGCAGGAAAATACTCACCCTCGCCAGTAGACTGTGTGTCAAATGCCGACAGATTGGCCTTGAGAATAGCCAGCTTGGACTCAACCTCAGCCTTCCGCCCTGCGTACCATTCGGGCTGAGTCTTGTTAAACCGAGTGGGCCGAGGCTTCCTACAAGCTACGTCCCAACCGTGGCGCATACCACCTTGAACCTTGTCCCACTCATCACACCACGCCTTGTAGAAGTTGGGCAGGTGGTGAGTGATAGCGTCGGTGATATCCTCGTCTCGCAAGGTGTAGGGATCGAACCGCACGATATGCTTATGAAACAACCGCTCGGCTAACCACATACGAGGCAGGGACTTCTCCCAATCAGCGTACCGCTCTTCATCAAGAGGGCGACCTTCTTGGTCAACAAGTCCCTGATAGCCGAGCAGAAATTCCTTGCTTGTTCGGTCAACTTGGTAGTAGCAAGGGTCATTCCACCGCTTGTTGCCTTCCTCTAGGAACATGCGGAGGCCGAGCTTCATATGGCCATGCCACTCACCAATAGGTTCTACTCGTGCGTAAGGCATTAGCTAGTCTCCTTCTTGGGCACATGGGCCCGTGGTCATTCCACAGGCCCGTTACTGCCTTATGCTGGCGTTGTCAGGTCTATCCCTGCGTCCTGAACAGTAAGTGTCTGCCCGTCCGTCACAGTCACGTCCGCTCCGTCTGCCAACTCCCACCAGGCGTAGACGTTACGACTCGCAACCGTCGCGTTGTCATCCGTCAGAATCATGTACCGCGCCACGATGGAGCCGCCCGAAGCGGTCCAGGCCGCGTCCTTCATCTTGCATGTGGCCTTGTCGCCTGAGTCATCCTCTGCGAGGGCGTCCCATCCGACTGCGGACTTCTCGATGGTGATGCCGCCCGTGGTGTACCCGTTGCCGTTTGCAACCTCGGTGAGGTCGGCGACCGTGTTGTCGTCTACATCGGGTGCGTTGGCGTTGGTGCAAAGCATCGCCTTGAATGATGTGGTCAGGCCCGCCACTGCCCCCGTGAGTGCCAGGGATGCCAGTGCCCATTTTCCCTTGTTGGTGACTCCTACTGATGCAGCCATAATAACCTCCTGTACGTGATGATTGATTCGCCATGAGGCGTTGAAATGCGAAGGAATGAAACGATGCTATTGAGGGTGCTCTGCGTATTCGCGCGGAGTGCCCATGCTCTTGAGGTCGGCTATGACCTGCTGCAACTCTCGCTGCGCCCACGTCTGATAGTCGAACGACGCTCGCGCGCCTCCCTGGTTCACTGCGTTGATATAGTCAGCCGACTTGCTGAACACGACCATGCACGCTGTCCACCGAACCAGGATGCCTTCAAGCCTGGGGCTCAGTGTGTGCGATTTCTCGGCCCTGCAGGTCCACTTGGTCCCGTTGTCGTTTGTCTCTCCGCCTGCCGTGGTGCCCCATGTTGCAGGCTCGGTCCCGCCGGACGTACCAGCAGTGGTGCACTCGTACCTGTAGCCGTTCTTGGTCGTGGGCGATACGAAATCCCCTACTGTATAGGCTGTCGCAGCCACCCAATCCGCATCAAGGTGGTGCGCCTTCCGACAGTACAGGTACACAGACTCATCCGCTGCCGGCGCATCGGCAACGAGCAAGGTCAGAGTGTCGCCAAACTTCTCCCACATGCGGTAGAGGGGCGGGTACTCTCCGGTCTTGTACTCCACCTTCTCGATGCTCACCAGGTCCGTGATGTCAGATATGTCGAGGTCTCTTGAATCGGCGGTCGTGGTCAAAGTCTCCCGCACCTGGTAAGGCACATATCGCGCCATGTCCACAAGGCACCGGTCCAGTTCTGCGCCGATCTCTGCCGCCGTCCAGATAGCATTGCTGCTGTCCTGCAAGAGTGCTTCAACCTGGTCGATAACCTCGGCTCGTGTCTTCAACTGGTTGAGCCTACTCATGGCCTACTCCACTCCTGCAGTGATGTTGCTCATCTGCGCCTGAAACCTGCAAACGTCTGCCACGCTGTTGTTCTGCGGGATGATGAGGAAGCCCAGGAACTTGCCGTCGCTGGTCAGTTCGTACGACTTGCCCTCTTTCTGCAGCCTCGCTGCGGACATTTCCCGTAGCGCACTGATTGATATTGTTGGTATGTCCATGTGCCTCATAACCTCCGAGGGAAGGGGCTCGGTGCCCCCTCCCTCTCTTGCGTTGGTCTAGGTCGCTACGAGCACCCGAAGGTGCAATCCAATCACCTGCACATCGGCCGTGATTCCGTCAGGGTCAACCATGAGGCAGAAATTCCTCTCAGGTGTGAAGAATCCTGCATCGAAGAGAGCGGACACATCGACGCTGTAGACGATGTTGTCGGTGTCGGCCTGTTCCCAATCGGTGGTGGTGATCGCAGTGCCGGTGTCCTGCACGTTGGATGCGCCGTCGTACGCTCCGACGATGCTGAAGTCCAAGTCTGCCGCCGAACCGTTGATCGAGTTGAGCAAGACCTTTGCTTCCTGGATGGAACCGACAATGTTCGAGGGGAGTCTACCCTTGAAGTAGACAGCCTCCGCCGCTGCGTCGATCTGCGGGCCTACCCATCCAGAATCGGCGGTGCCGAGCCCCGGTTCTCCTGTTCCGTCGTAGGTATCAGGGGTCAGGAAGATGTCGAGTTCCTTCACGTCGCCGATGTCGAGGTACGTGCGCTCGGTGTCGATGGTCCTGCCGACCACCTGTATCAAGTCGCCGTCCGTTGCAGGCCGGGTCTCAGTGAACGCGCCCGCTGTCTCAGACAGGTACACAACCTTGTCGGCTGTGTACGGGGCGTCCTCGTCCAGGCAGACACACTTCTTGCATGCCTTGATTCGCTGCCCACTCTCGCCGTGAGCCATTGCGATCCACTCAGCGAAGTAGATTGCGTTCGCGTCTGCCTTCACCCACCCGGAGTTGTAGCCGAGCAGGTCGCCAGGGTTTACAGTCGCCGCGAGGGTCAGAGTCGCCACCCTCTCGGCATCTTCGATGATAACCGCGTATGCCATTGTCTATGGCCTCCTTTTACTTGACTTCGTGACAGGTGCCCTCGCTACGCCTAGCTGAGAGCGGTGTCGAGGACGTTGATCATGACCGCAGCGGACAAGGTGCTCTGTGCCATGAGGCCGCAGTAGAACTTGATGCGGTGGCGGTTGGCGTCCTTGTTGCTGACCGTGCCCACTTCCTCGTGCTGGATGCCGCCGTTGTGCAAACCACAGACTCCATCCTCTCCGAACCGAAGTGCGAAGATGGCGGAGTTGTCGTAGGTGGACGCGCGGGTTACTGACTGGTCGTAGCTGGCGATGGCCAGCACAGAGGTCGTGCTGTCCGGGAGGTTGCTAGGAATCCAGTCATTGATGAGGATGGGAATGTCGCCGTACATCTCGATGACCTCTCCGGCCTTGCCCTGTCCAACATTGAGGTTGTTACCGGAAGCACGGCAAAGGGAGTTCAACTTGCGCCGCATGCGCCTGTTCATCATGAACGCATCGGGCTTGGGGCTCACCCTGTCCCGCAGCTGGTCCATGAGGTCGAGAGTCAGCGCGTCGGAGGTCGCGTGTGCTGCAAGTACCTGGTCGTTGTTGATTCCGTCCAGGTCCGTAGTGCTGTCGCTCTCGAACTCGGCTATCAGCCGGAACAGTCCCTTGAACTGCTTGGCGTTGTCAGATGTGGTAGTGCGGCCCATGATGGCGTTGAGTTCGTAGGCATGAGCAACGGCCTTCGCCTTCTGCTCGATGGTCAGCGCCTCAACGTCCTGGTTCTTGCGGGTTGCCTGGATGAACTTATCAGCGTCAGCGTCGCCGCCGAGGATGGTAAGCGCAACCGTGCGCTGCGCCCAGGTCGCTGCGTTCTCGCTCCATGCGTCACCGACACCGTAGAACGATGCCGTAGCCATCACGGATTCGAGGTTGTAGGCATGGGCATTGCCGACGATCTCAACGAACGGAAGGTTCGCTCCGAGGAACGGAGATTCCTTCACTATCGTCTCGACTATGCCCTTCTGTACTGTGGTCAGGTCGAGGGTTTCGTACTCTGCAAGAGTGTTTGCCATTGGTTGTTATCCTCCTTTACGTCTTCGTGATTCATCGATTCCGAACTGAATCTTGTCGCGAGGGCTCATGCCCTCCAGGTTGGTGCCTCCCTTGGACCGGTTAGAGTCCACCCTTCGTACTGCCGGCTTCACTGCTGGAACCTTGCCGCTGAGTGCCTGCGCGAACTTCTCCAACACAGTCACGTCCTCGGTGCCGAGCTCTGTGAGCCTGGCTGCTTCTATGCCGTGTTCGGTGGCAAGCCTGGCAATCGTGGCTGCGACTGTGGCCTTGTTGGCCTCTGCTTCCTTGGCTGCAATCGCCGCCTCACGCGCCGTCAGGTCTGCTTCCTTCACAGTCAGTTCGTTGGTCTTGGTCTCCAATGCCTTGCGGGATTGGTAGGATCGCAGTGCTGCCGGGTCGTTCCGGATGCCTTCGAGCTCCTTCGCCTCAAGTGCTTTCGCCCTGGCATCGGATTCGGCTTTCAGGTCTTCCACGGTTTTCGTCAACGTGGCAACCTTCCTGCCTTCTCCTGCCTTGACGTCGCTGATGAGCTTCTGTAGCTCGGTCTCCGTGTACGTCTTTTCCGTACTGTCAGAAGTTCCCGGCGTAGCGTTTGGGGTCTGCCCAGGTGTTCCCTGAGGGTTACCCTGCTTTCCGTCCGTTCCGTCCTTGTCCATGAGTTGCAACCTCCCTGTCAGCCCACGCTTGGCGGTGGGTGTGCCCCAAACAAAAAGGCCGCACGATGCGACCTTGTTTGACATTGAATATGGCGTGATGCTATAAAGACTTATGTCCTTCAAGGAATGGATTGAGTACCAGATACACCCCTTCGCAAAGAGCCATGTGTCGCATTACGACCTCGATGATGAAGAGGATATTCCCGGCTATTGGTCGAAGGGGAAGTTCCTTACGGACAAGAACTTCTATCTTGGGACTGGTCTACTGGTCTTCCTGTTCTGGTTCCTGAGTCGCTAGGCTACTGGTTCTTTATCCACTCTGCGAGACGCCTTGCTTCCTCTGCCTTCTCCCACTCGGTCTGTTCCTCTTCCGGAACCTTGACTTCGTAGTCCTCGCCTACCAGCTTCGATACCTTGCCGGCCAGCAATAGCCACTCATCCAGTTCGGGATGCTCGGCCCTGTAGTCCGTGCGTGGTGAACCTTGGGGCAGTTCCTTGTAGCTCTTGTACAGATTGAATACTGCCTTTGTCGGCACCTTGGAGAAGTCCTTTTCCTTGTGCCCCAAAAGCGTGATGTAGATATCCTTGTAGTAGTCCTCGTGCTCCATCATCCACCAATCGTCGCCGTAGAACGGCTCAGATGAATGTTCCTCATACCATGTGTCAGATTCCTTGCCCGGAACCGACCAGTAATCCACATAGGTGTCGATGTACTGCTCTGGAATCTCATTCACATAGGCGTCTCGGAGTCGTCGTGCCTTGGCATATTCGGGGTTATCTATGAGGTACTGTCCTCGTGCCTCACTCTCGGTCTCAGAATAGGCGTCGTCCTGCTCTGCCCACTTCACATCGAGGCGCAGCACATTGATATCAGAGTCGATTACAGACCATCCGCTTGCTTCCTCGCCCCACTCCTGGAATGAAGGATGCTCCAAGCGATACAGCTTTGCCTCGGATGATGCCGAGCCGTGCTCCTCGATGATGTTGCCATATGCGAAGTAGTCCGTAGACAGATGCACCGGAGGCAATCCCATCTTGGTGATACCATCATTCGTGAAGCCCCACTGGTCAAGTGCCTGGTCCATGACCATCTTGTATGCTGCCACGGACTGCAATCTGCCACCGTAGCCGAACATGAACAGTGCCGCGTCCTGGTCAGGGTTCGCTTTGCGATACTCGGAGCGTTCCTTCGTCTCCATATCCCAATACGCTTCATCAACGGTGTCCATTGCGTCTGACTTGGCGAGGTTGAAGCCCGGAGTGCCCTTGTCTACCTGTTTGTCCTTGAGGTAGGCTTCAATCTTCTGTACGGTGTCCTGCCCCCACTTCTCACCGAAGGCGGTCATAAGCCTGTCCCTCTCGTCCCAATCAGTTTCGCCGGACAGTGGGTCGTCGTAATCGCCGTAGATGATTGACTGGTACTCTCCGAGTGCAATGTCGAGTGCGAAGTCTGCGGTCTCTCCCTTTGCCCTGAGCTCGTCGTAGTAGTCGAACACCACGGCGTACGTGGGGTCATTCCTCATTGAGTCGAGCGTCCAACCATACTGCGAGTAGACCTCGGACACCCTCTGTCGCCACTCATAGCCTGTGAGCTCGCCCTTGCGATATCGCTCATTGGCGTCTGCCAGGCGGTCATTCAGATATCCGCGCTCGGCTTTGACTCGTGACGTGTAGGCTTTCCACTCTGCACTGTCCCTGATAGTGGAGTCTTCCACTGCGTCCTCGTACAGTTCCCGGGCGTCGTCGTACCTACCGAGTAGGTCCTGCTGCGCCATCTTCGGCAGTTGGCGATAGGTCAATGTCCCTTCCTTCACAGCTTCCAGTATCGACGGAAGTTCCTCTGCCGAGTACCACTGCTTGAACCATTCCTCGGGCTGCTGCAGTAGCCGCTCGTTCATGCCGTCAGCGTACTTGCTCCACCGTGACTCAGGGTTCGTCCGTGCCCCCATGAACTCAAGAATGGGGCTGAGGTATGCCGCCGAGCCTTCGGGCTTCTCGTACTGCTGGCTCAGATTCGGTAGGTATTCGTCCACATACGGCATGAGGAACGGGACAAGCCCCGCCTCCATCCAGATAGGTGTGAACCTTGTGAGCATGTAAAAGGCATACTCTTCCTTCGTCTCAATCGGGTATCCCAGGAATGTGCGATGGTTCTTGAGGTCTGTAATTGTTCCAACCAGGGGGGAACTGCGTGAGTACCACCAATTTACGAACGGGTTGTCTCTGTTGATTCCGCCGTCTTTGATAATAGCTGCGTAGTCAACGATGCCATCATCCCCAACTGCTTCTGCAGCACGCAAGATATTGCCGGTCAGTCTTACAAGGCCGTACCAGAAGCCGCCGATGCCGTAGTAGTTGTCCCCGATTTGAAGAGACATGAAGTGTGAGGTCGGATACCACGTTACCTCATGGGTCAACGGGTCTTCCTGTACGCCGAGCATCTTCAGCACTTCCTTGAACGCTTCGTCTTCGTCCTTGCCATCGAGCAATGCTTTTACGAAGTTCGCTGCCCCCATGTAGACAATGCCGGCTGTGACCATTCCGCCAACTGCGCGTCGTGCATGTCTTCCTGTGAATCCACCACGGAACACATGAGCAACAACAGAGAGGCATGCCCTTGTGTAGCTTGGGGCAAACCATATGGCTGCCTGCTCAAGGCGGCGCATCGTCAGCGGAGTGCCTGTCGTGCTCGTGTCCATTACGCCTGTCATGCGGTCGAGGAGTCGTGCCAGTTCATACTCTTCGCCGTTCTTCGCAGCGATCGGCCGCAGAATCTCCCAGAAGGACGTGCGGCATATCTCTGAGCCTACGAGGAATGAAACCTCTGCCCTTGTGAACGGGTCGAACGGTATGCCGTGCATGATTCGTGAGCCAATTCCACCGACGCCACCCTTGGCAGTCAATGCCTGGAAGTAGTCGATTGACCGTGCCGAGCCACCGAACTGGATGCGCTTGAGTATCTGTTCTTCATGCTCTGCCATGTACTGTGCTGCGATGTCTGGCTGTATCCACGCTCCGAGGGAATACCCCCACGCCTTGAACCAGTTGCCAAGCATCTGCATGCCGAGTCCGGGGTTTGTGAAGAGATAGTTATGAGCCATGCCGAACGCAAGCTGTCCCTGTACGCCGATCCATGAGGCATCGAGGGTGGCCTTTGCCATTCTCAGTATGCCGGCTGTGTCTGCAACAGGCTTTAGAACCTTGCCGAGTTCATCCCCTTCATGCCCGAACCACTTGTTCACTTCGTCCACGAAGGTCTGGTGGTAGAGCTTTCCGCCGAAGAGCCTGTGATTGGTGCTTACCTGCATCAGCGCACCTTCTCTGCCCTGCGGCACACGGGCCAGTCTCAAACCACCGCGCTTGATATTCTCCATAGCCTCGGACCGTGCCTTGCGTGCCTGCAAGAAGGTGATGTAAGAACCACTGTGCCTCTGCTTGACCTTGGCTGAGAGTTCGGCGAGCTGCGCCTTGCGCTGTTTCTCATTCATCGGCGCAGGCATTGGCTCTTCCTCAGACTTCCAGAAGGCAGTCTCTTCGCTCACGCCTTCGATAGCAGGAGACACGCCGACGTTCGGCGGAGTGCCCTTGTTGCCTGCCTTGGTCCATGCCTCGGTGTACTTCGTGTAGTCGTCGAGGCTTATCTGCGTAATCTTGCCACGGCCCTTCGGATGGTAGGGCTTGGCATAGCCGAACATGTCAGTCTGTAGCCCTGCCTCGGGTTCGCCGGGTTGCGTCTCGGGGACCTGCTCAGAGACCTGTCTTTCAGCGCCGGGCAGGTGTGTACCCGCCTTCACCTGGTACAGTTCCCATATCTTCGTGAGCATCGACGTCCAGATGTCCGATGTCTCGGCAGTATCGCGCTCTCTCGCTGCGTAGCGCAGGCTTCCGAGGGTCGGCCCTAGCGGGTCTCCCGCCATGTCCGGACAGCCTTCTGCTACAAACAACTCGACGGTCTCATCCATCTCGTCGTAGAACTTCTCATTCGACAAGGCATCTGAACCGAACACTGTCATAACCTGTTGGGTTATCTCGTCCACAGTACGCGATTCCACCAGGTCTTGGGATGATGGCATTGCTGCAAGGAACTGGTCGAGTGTCATAGTCCGAATGTCCTGCCCGTTCACTACGGCGCAGGCACCTTCTCCGAAGTCCAGAATGTCCTCGCGTGAGTCAGCAGGTGTGTTGCCTATGAACTCAAACCACGACCGTTGTTTCGCAGCCTCGTACCCTGCTATCGCTGCCTCGATGGTGTCGAACTCCCGCTTGCCAGTCTCAGGGTTGTTGAGATACTTCGAGCCGTCAATCCACTCGTGAGCCTGCACATCTGATGCTATGATGCGGTACTTGCCCTCGTATGCGATAACCTTGGCTAGCAGGTCTCCGTCTTGTGATTGCAGCCTGGCGGCACCATCAAAGCCCGGAGCCTTGCCATACTGCCACTTGCCCAGGCTGGCCTTGTATTCCTTCGCATGCTTGGCCTGCAACTTGCGCTGCTTCTCCGCCAGCTTCGGATAGTCTGCAAGAACCTCGTCGGACACTATGATGCCGTCAAGGATTGCCCCTGCTACTTCTCTCTCGTGGCGTGCCACTGCCGCTGCCAGGTTATCTTTCCAACGTTCCAGGGCCTCGTCTGCAAAGGAATAGCCATATTCCCTGTTTCGTGCGATTCGTTCTTCCACCCTGTCCCTGTATTCCTTGGTCGCCTCGGCCTTCGTCTGCCTCCACAGTGCGAGTGGTGACTTGCTAGTGCCCTCGCTCACTTGCCCGGGCTCGGATACCTGCCAGCCAATCCCCTGCTTGTCGAGTAGCCTTCGCGCTGCCTGGGTTGATTCATTGTCGGGGTGCCCGTTGGCCGCCTCTATCAACTGCTCTGTTCTAGTCGGTGGGCGCAATTCTCCGGCTTCCACCCTTGCCTGGTACTCAGTACGCAGGGCCTCACGTTTTTCAACTAGCTCAGCATCTTTGGCAGACGCATTTTTGATAAGGGATTCCCTGCTGCTACCCGTGCCAATGTTCTTGTGAAGCGCAGAGTCTCCGATAAGATTTCTACCTGCCCCGTTCTGCGCGAGGTATTCTTCCTCGCTGATAACCTCGGGCACTGCATCCGTGGCTGCTGCCGGCTGCGCTGTGGGTTCTTCTTTCGTCATGACCTCGATAGGCTCCTGCGGCATGACTTTCTCGCCGGCGTCGGCCTTGTCCAACAGGTCAATAAGATGCTTGATGTTCTCGTAGCTTCCAACCGTCTCCTGGTTGATGGTCAGCAAGTCTTCGCGCTGCTTCTCAAGGCTCTGCAATTCCTCAATGTGGTTCACAAACGCCTGGTCGTCCTGGAATCCAAGCTCGGTTGCTACTTCGTCCATCCACAGGTGCCAGTACACACGCTTGCCGTCCGGTGTGCGGACATGCGCCGGAGGTACTTCACTCTTCAATGCCTCGGCTTCTGCCAGCGTGATTGTCTCGGGCCACTGTCCACCACGAAGGAATGATGTGAGAGAGACTTCCTGGAACGAGCGGAACTTCCGCTTGCGTTCCGTCTTCCCTGCCTCCATCTCCTTGCGGGTGAACTTCTTGGGCTGTTGCTTCTTGCCGAACTTCTGCGTATACACAGGGTCTGATGCGAGCACATCAGCCAACGCCTCGGCCTGTGCCTGACCGCCGTATGCCGCCTGCTCTGCCTCGTATCCCAACTGTTGAAGAGCATCACGGAATGCGTGTCTGCCCTCCCAATCCATGAGCTTGAAGGCTTGGAACAAACGCTCATCGTCGGTCAGTTCGTTCATGGCCTCCGACCGGGCGTTCATGATTGCCTGATTGGATTCCTTGCGAACCTGCTCCAACTCGGCCTTGCTCTCGGCTGCGGCCTTCTCGAGTGCTGCAAGGTTCTCCTGGTGTTGGCTCTGCTTCGCTACCTCGGCCTTCTTCCTTGCGTGCTCTGCCTTCTCCCTGGCCTTCTTCTCGTTATCAAGGGCAGACTGCAAGGTGCGTACCCTTTGCTTCAAGTAGCCGACGTACTCTCCGAGTTGCTTCTGGTCACTGATACCCTTCGGGGACAGCCTTCGCAGTTCCTTGCCTATCTCCGGGAACTCGCGCTCGAACACTCGCAACTGAGCCTCGGTTATCTTGCCGCCTTTTCTCACAAGTTCGATGGCGCCATGCAGCTTGTGCAGTCTCAGACTGTCGTGCTTGGTCTTGTCCATGCGTTTCTGAATCTCGGGGTGTTCGCGCAACAAGACCTCTGTCGGTGTCTCTCCAAACTCCTCAATCTGCTTGGCGAACCGTGCGTCAGCAACCTTCTTGTACGCCAGGTAGATTGCCTCGCTGATACTGTCCTCTGCGTTCGGAGAGTAGACGATACCGTTGGCTATGCCGTCAGCCATCGTCTTGTACTTCCTGTGCTGATCCGCACGGGACCTGCTCTTTGACTCGATGTAGTTGGTGTCGCCTTCTTCCACGGCCATGATGCCGGTCACAACACGATGGATATACCACCCTGTCTTGAGGGTCTTAGGCTCTACGCCTTCGCGCTTCTGCATGTCTAAGAGTCGAGAGAAGATGCTGTGCACCTTCGTCACATAGCGCAGTTGCTTGTCAGACAGTTCGTACATCTCCGGGTGAGTGAAGACATGCTCGATGGTTCCTGCACTCTCGCGCTCACTCTCGAACTCGGGCAACAACACGTCCTGCATCGTGCCGGAGAATCCCTGCTTCCCGAAGTCAAACGCCTTCACGGGGTTGCTGAATATGCTCTGCAGGACGTGTTTCTCAACGGCTCCGATGTTGCTGCCCATCTGCTTCACACGCATCCACAGAATGTATCCACGCGCCACCTGGTCCTCGACGGCCTGACTCTCAAGTGTTGTCGTCTCTCTCGGCCCAACCACTGCCTCTGCCATGCGCTTGATGCCAGGGAGGTCCTTGACCTGCTGGAACGTGCGCTTGTACCAGTTCGATGCAAAGTCGTCTGCTATCAGGTCTTCGGACGGCGCAACCTCGAACTGAGGCTCGGGCTTGTCTACTTCCTTCTGCAACTCCTCGGCTTTGATATCCTCTGCCGCCTGCTTGACAGCCTCGCGCCCTGCCTCTGTCTGGCACGCCTTGTCGAGTGCTTCCTGCTTCGCCTGGTCCTCGGGCATGCCGGCTGCAACCGAAGCCTCGACGTTATCTTCATATTCCTGCCTGACACCATCGGGCAGATTATCTGCCGAGTAGTCAATCAAGCGGCTGTACGTGTCCAGTGCAAGAGAGAAGCCACCACCCATGAGCCCACCTGCCATGACTGCCTCTTGCATCTGATAGTCAAACTTCACATCTTCGCCAAGTGCTTGACGGTCGAACACGTCCTGCAATCCCTCTTGTCCGCCCTCAGTCACGATATTCGTGAGTGTCCTCACACTGAAAGACAGCAACGGGTTACTCGCACCTGGTAGGAACTTCCCACCCATTGCTATGAGGTTCTGCAGCGGCTCCGAAGCGCCGAGCATAAGGGCGTTCTTCTTGAATACCTCGTTCGCTGCTTCGTCGGCCTTCTCTGCATCGCCCGTTCGTGCGAACACTTCCTCGTAGATGTTCCCTGCCTGTACTGCCGATTCCCATGCAGTGTTGACACCACCACCAACGAGTGAACCCAGGACTGTCTTGACGAAGGTCACTGGTCCACCGAATCCCGCAGTAGCCATCATCGCAACTGTCGCGCTCACAACAGAGAATGGCATCATCCTCGGTAGTTCTGTCGTCCAGTAGCGCGGGTCCAGGGCGGTGCGCCATCCCTGCGACTCTACAACCCTCGGCTGCTGCGCAAACGCTGGAGTCGAGGAGAAGGCACTGATACTCTCAGCCAGTCCAGATAATCCTTTCCAGTTGGCTATCGACGCAAGCCCTCTGTACAGGTCGCCTACGCCTGAGTACCAATACAACTGTGACTGTGCAATGGGCTTGTCCCAATCGACAAGGCTCTCTGATTCAACGTCGGCATCTACCCATCCCTGGAACGGGATGAACTTCTGTCCTTCGTGCTTGTTGGTCTCGTACTGTGCGATGTCCTGCTGTGTTGCCTCGGATGGTACGGAAGACGGATTCGCCAGAACCTTCCCGATCGCAGTGTCCTGCGTCGTTGAGATAACAGGTGCCACGTCCGGCGTGCCGAACATCTGGTCAACCATCTCCGGAGTGGCATCGAACAAGGACTGCAACATCATCTCAGTCTCGGGCGTCCTGCCCTCCACCTGCAGGGCTTCAAGGAACTCAGACGCCATCGTCTCTGCCCTGATGCGCTCGGGTACGGGCATCGAGTCTGATACGGCCATAGCCTCGGACAGTTGGCTGATTGTGTCCCGCAATCCCGCTGCCGTAGCCATGTACTGCGCTTCATCCATGCGCTGCCCTGTGGGACTGATGTACTGCCCTACGTCGGTCAGCGTCCATCCATCGGGCCTGGTTAGATGGTAGTGCTGGTTGCCCTGCGGGTCAGTGACAGGTAGCACGCTGACCTTCCAGCCTTCGGGCAATTCCATGCCGTACTCCTTCGCCTGCGCCGAAGTGAAGACCTTGGGCATCATGTTCTGCTTCGGGAAGCCCGACGTGTTCATGCCCTGCAACTGTTTCGACATCGCAGCAACCAGGCTCCGCGTGCCGGTCAGGTCGGTGCCGAACTGTGTGAACAGCTTGTCGATGCTACTGAGACTCATTCTTGCCCTTCCCGAGAGTTAGGATCTTCGACAGTAGTTCACGCCCGGAACCTGCCTGCTTCGGAGGCTCAAGAATCTTCGTGATTGCCTCGTCAACTTCCTTATGCGTCAGCTTTGCCACTGTCAACCTCCTGCGTTTCGCTGTTGCCGTTCGGTCCGCGCCTACCTCCACCACCTTGACCACCGTCAAGTAGCGGCACGAGTGAGTTGTCCCCGCCTTGCGCCGGTCCTTGTGACGCTGCTCCCTGCTGCGGTGGGGCCATCTGTCCCTGCTTGCGCTGCCGTAGCAGTATCTTCACCTGCTCGAACAGCACACGCGCCTCAACGTCCTTTGCGTCGTCCTTCTTCGCAATGTCTATGAGGCTGTGCACCATTCGGAGCATGCCAACAACAGGGTCGATGGCTGCGGCCATGTCGCACAGTCGCCTGTCCTTCACGCCTTCGGGGTCCTGCAACTTCAAGATGCGCCTGCGTATGGTGTCTTCATCCAGGAACGCAACTGCCTGCGCTGCAACAGCGTGGTTGGCGATGTCCTGCGATGGTGCCTGCGCGAAATACTGGAACTTGATTGAGTATTCACCGTCCAGATTGTCGAACGAGAACGAAGCCTTCCTGCCAGTCTCTCCGAGGTCGAGACCTCCTTCCAGTCCCTTCATCTGCAATATGACCAGCTGCGCCACCTGGCGGTAGAACATGCCGAGTGCATGCAACCGTGGGATATACAGCTTGTCGGCTTTGTCGCCGAGGTTAGATAGTGCGACCGCGGACAGTGGGAACGTGAGGTTGCCATAGTCGATGGACGGCAACGCGCCCCGTTGTAGGTACTGCTCGATGGTGGCGTGTAAGTATGTCGTGGCCCTGTGAATGTCAGCGACCGGCATCGGGTAGAACCCTCCACCCTCAGTCTCGACGTTCCAGACAGTGCCAGACTGGTACGGGTACTTCGTCACCGGCTCGGCATCCTCGCCTGCCTTGCTCGCTCTCTGCACTGCCGGCCGCAGATACATCTCGTTGAGGCTCTGCATGATAGTGGCTATCCGGTTCAACTCCGGGTACAGGTCACGGTTCAAGCTGAATATGCTCTCGCCCTGGTGCTTGAAAGCGTCCTGGTCCCGTAGTCCTGTGCCGGATGGCACCACTACGATTGCAACAGGCACCACGCCAAGGTCATGCGCCTGCTCGTAGATACAGTGTCCATCTGCATAGACACGATTCACCTTGTCGTCCCAATAGTCCCAGACCTCGCACTTCCTCTTGCGGACGACTATGCCGTACTCTTCTTCCAGGTCTTCCTTTGAGCGGTACGACTTGAACGCTGCGAACTCCAGCTTGCGTCCCTTCACCTTGTAGACCATGAACCGTGCATCCCACGGCTTCACGTCCACGTATGTACCATCATCGCCTTCTACAATCACCACACGAGCCGCGAGTCGGCCCCTGATAGCTGCCTGCTCGACCATGTATGGGAACAGACCTGCATCGCCCTGGTCGCTGATTGCCTCATCGACATCGTTGAACAGTGCGTTCACGAACGTCTCAACCTTGTTGGCCTTGTCGTCGAGGATGCCTTCAACAACTACCTGCTGATTGGCACCGGATAGCGTTGACTTGACCTGCTCGGCGTACACAGCCGGTGCATTGAGCGTCACATTGCGAACACGGTCCATCTTCTTGCCGTCGTAGCCTCGATACACGAACGGCTCTAGCAGATAGAGTTCCTTGTCTGCGTCCATGCGTGCGTACAGGTCGGAGTTGTCCTTCTCGGCCTGCTTGATCTTCTTCATATAGGGGTCGTGGCTGGTAGACGTGGGCGTGTACAGTCCTTGCATGTCGGCCATGTGATACCTCACTTGTGGGGATAGAGTGGATTGGTAGCAGGCCCCGGAGTCGCACCGGGTTCTCAGGCGTATGAAACCTGCGGCTTGCTGTTTGCCCTGCCTGCGTCGATACGGAGCGCCCTGACGAGCGCCCCGTTAGCCAGTGGTCTTTGCCCTGGCGGTGTAGGTGTCAGTTGGATGAATCAACTGCGAGGGGTCAATAGGGACAAATAGGTACATGCCTTCAAATTTCCCTTGCCCCTTTGTGTATGGGTTGGGGTCGTGCACCACCTGTCCGTCACGCATGACAACTGCGTGCAACGTTCCGTCCGAACAACCAGTGCTCAGCCATTCTGCGATGTGTGTGCCCACGAGTGCGGTGCAGGGCACCCTCCCTGCATCCGTGGCTGTGATGTAGATACAGCCAAGGTTGTACCGCCTCAGCCACTCGTTGAATGCAGGGAACCAGTCCCCAGGTGCAAACGGAACACAATCAAATGCAGAGTCCAGCGGTATGCGTAGGATTGTGGCTACACACGCTTGAAAGCAGTTGCCTTGATCTTCCAGCGCGGCCTTCACTCCCCCGAACCGAGTCTGAAAGACCACGGATTCTATTCTTCTATGTACCATCCTCTTCAATCTCCGATTACATGATTACGGCCCATGCCCTGCATGGACTGTGCTTGAACATCTCTCCGGTCTGCGGCTCCACCTGCCATACGCCATCGGTGCATAGCGCCATGTTCCAGGCGTGACCTGAACCTATGACTACGCCGCAGGAGCCGCCTATCTTCACCTTGAACTCGAACGCGAAGTCGTCGCAGTCGTGCAACTCGGCCATGTACGGCTTCGTCGTACGCGCTGCCTCATGCCGCACCCATTCGCGCTGCGCCGGTATGTACGTCTTGTCCAACAGGAACACGAACGGGGTGCGTAGCGCATATGCAACCTTGAGGTAGACTCTCCATGCTTTCATGCCCTTCTCCTAGAACACTGCCGGCTCGTACTTGCTGTCCTTCTTCGCCCGGAGTGGCTTGAAGTCAGACACGATGTACCGCTCGGCATCCATAAGGTGGAATGTCGCCTTGTCTTCAATCTCGTCGGTGGGCTCGTACTCATCATCCAGCTTGCGGCTGTACGTGTTCTTCTCATCGAGGTACTGATGCAAGTCGTCAAAGACGAATAGCCTGCCCTGCTTGTGCATGGCATACACGCCGTCAATCTGTACCTCAACATCGTTTATCTGAGGCTCAAGGATCGGCCAGCCTGCGCCCAGGTATGCGTCTCGCCAGCCTTCCTCTCCGTGAGCTCCACCCATGCGCTTGACGATGCGCTCTCCTGTGCTGAGTTCCTTGAACTTGTTGGCGTGGTCTGTAACGTGGCCCTTGCTGGCGGTCTTGTACTCACGGTAGGCGTACAAGTAGCCGGTCCCCGGGTCCTGTGCGTACCACATCGCTGCGGTGTGCACGGCTCCGAAGTCGTGGCCTGTGTAGCACGGCCAGTCCTTCGGGATCTCGAACCGGGGAATCATGGCAGTGGCTTCGTCGAACGAGTCATATATCAGGCCAGCCGGCTTGGTGAATCGCCCTTCATGGAACATGGCGAACTTCCAACCTGGTAGCCTGCTGCGCTCCTTCTCATACTCGGACCTCGGGAACGTGGGGTTCATCATGGACGTGAACTGCACCACTGTTATATCGGGACCGCCAGCCTTCCACTTGTCGTAGAACTCCAGTTTGAGCCATCCGAGACCGTATGGCGTGGTCGTTATCAGCATGCGGCCGCTGTGGATGGTCAGCCTACGGCGCACTGCCTCATACGCCTCGCGCTTGAACTGCTTTTGCCCTGCCTCATCCAGCCATGCAGCCTTGGCGGTGGCTGATTCCAGGCTCTCAGGGTTCTTTGCAGTGCCGAAGATAACGCGGGTCTTGCCGTCGTGGAACTCGAAACACTGCTTCGAGTCGTAGTACCTGCCCAGCTTGAGTGTGTGCTGGAACAGGTCAAGGAACTCAGGCAGCAGCTTGAGGTTCAATAGCGGGTACGTGGCGGTCACTATCAGATAGTCGCCTGGTCCTTTGGTCTTTATCTCACGGTCGAACCATGCCGGGCCCCAACAGGTCTTGCCTCCCTGGGAACCTGCCAGTACAAGAATGTCCTGCGTCTGTGCGTCCCATGCGAGTGACTGCCCCGGGTGAAAGTGGAACCGGAGCGTGCCATCGGGCAGTAGCTCACGGAACGGGAGCAGCTTCGCTTGTGCCATAATCTTTCACTACCTCAATCACCTTGACGGGAATGTTGCCTTCAGTCTTGAGGTCAACGCTGTGGTTGTCCCTGTACTTCTCCGGGCGGTTGCCCTTCAACGAGAAGATGATGGCTACTACCTGTGGGTTGCTGGCCTTCGACTTGCCCAGCGCTATCGACCTCAGCTTCTCTTCCAGGTCGTCTACCACCTGCTCTTTGACTTCCTCGAC